GAATATGCGAGCAAGGTGCTCGGCGAATTAGGCGGCGGAGTAATCAGGTACAGTAATTTTGTGCACATAGACGTGCGAGAACACAAATACAGAAAGGGGGTATAAAAAATGGCATTGATTTCCATTAAGGACGTGAAGGAGGCTATCAAAATCATGATGAAAATTCTTGAAAAGCTGGACGAGATCTACCACGCCCTGCACGACCAGCCGAACGAAAAGGAGTAAACAAAGATGATTGTAAAATCGTGGAACGTCAGAGACCAGACCGAAAAAGAATTAAGATTCCAAGAAGAAAAACTTTATACAAACATCGAAGCAAAATACAGGCTCATAAAAAAAGTATCCAAAATCGAAGATGCAAAAAAAATCATAGATGAAATATGGAGAATGAAAAAATGGGCAAACGACATAGAGTTAGAGCTAATGAGAAGGGAGTACAACAATGGCACGGCATCGTAAAGTAATGAGAGGTGCGAAAGACAAGCGCATATTTAACGTAACCGCACGAAAAACCAAAAGTATCAACCTGAGTCAGAAACCTATGCGCGGCGGAATTCGGCTCTAAGAGAAAGGAAAGAAATATGGTTCATGGTTACTATGGTATCTACGACAAAGTTGCAAAATGTTACGCATGGGTAGGCGAAAGCAAAAACAACAACACGTTTGCACGAATGTGCAACGTGATGCAGAAAGACAAAAGCACATTTATCGGCCAGTCCCCGACCGACTATGTGGGCTATAAGCTGGCAGAGTTTGAAGACGAAACCGGCGAATTCCGGAACATGAACGATAAAGCATGGGAGGGCAAAGAGGATGAATAAGAGGTACGAAGAGGGGCGGAAGCCCCTCTTTTCTAAATCAGGCGAAAAAAAACGCAAGCAGTATGTTTGGGCAAAAGACAAAGAAGGAAAAGAATATCTACAGGAAACTGAAAGTATCGATATTCAAGCAGAAATTGAAAGCTATTCGGATGAATGTGATATTAAAAACATCGTCCGGAAAGCAAGCTTTGACCCACAGTTTATGCAGAGCCTTTCACAGGGAGCATTGAACGGCACAGAAATGGATATTACCGAATGGCCGCAGAACATTCACCAGTATCACCAAATGATTGCAACAGCACAGGTAAACGCGCTGGCACTGCAGGAGATGCAGAAGGAAACACCAAAAGAAAAACCGAAGGAAGGAGAAGTGAAGAATGAACAGAAATAACGAACGGCATTTCAACCAGATTCCGCAGATGAAAGCAAGTCGAACACGTTTCAATCGAGACCAGACGATTTTGACAACGTTCGACGCGGGCAAACTCATCCCGTTTTACGTGGATGAAGTACTACCAGGCGACACTTTCAACGTGGATACAGCGGCAATTATCCGCATGACAACGCCAAAATACCCGGTAATGGACGACAGTTTTATAGACTTTTATTATTTCTACTGTCCAAACCGCATCATGTGGGACAGTTTCAAGCACTTTATGGGCGAAGTGGAGGAAACGCCATGGATGCCGACAAAAACATATGCTGTACCGCAAATCAAAATCAATGGCACGGATGCAAAACCAGCACCGGATGAAAAGTCCATTTTGGACTACATGGGCGTACCTACAAAGGTAAAAAAGCCCTTCAGCATCAACGCACTACCTATCAGGGCATACGTTAAAATTTGGAACGAATTTTTTCGAGATGAAAACGTAGACAACGCCGCAGTCCTGAAAAGTGACGATGCAGACGTGACATACACGATGAGCACTGGCGAAGAAGACACCATAGAAAAAGAACTGCAGGAAGCAGTAACGGGCGGCAATCCGCTACCAGTAAATAAGTTCCATGACTATTTCACATCGTGCTTACCATATCCACAGCGCGGGCCGGAAGTAAATATACCAATCGAAGGAAATGCGCCAATCTATTATGGAGGAAAAGAAAAAAAATTTACACCAAACGAACTCCGAGAATTAGGGCTTATCTTTCAAACATGGGAAGATAATAGTCACTTAATGATGCGAAACGGATGGTATAACGGACAATACATGAAAAATGCAGGACCAAGCATGAAAGGAACAACAAACCCAGAGGACGAAGTAAATAAAAAGCCGCAAAGATTACTACTGGGAAGATACGACCAAGGGGTAAGCACATTTATTCCAATCAGCGCAGATTTAAGTGAATCAAGCGCAACAACAATAAACCAACTGCGGCAGGCCATCAGCGTACAGCAGTACTATGAAGCATTAGCACGTGGCGGCTCGAGATATCGTGAACAAGTACAAGCAATTTGGGATGTCATCATCTCAGATAAAACAGTGCAGGTGCCTGAATATCTGGGCGGTGGACGCTATCACGTCAACATTAACCAAATCGTACAGACCAGTGGCCAGCAAACAGACAACGACACGCCTATCGGTGAAACAGGTGCAATGTCCGTTACACCTATCAACGAAAGTTCTTTCACAAAAAGCTTTGAAGAGCACGGCTTTGTGATTGGAGTATGTTGCGTAAGACACAACAGAAGCTATCAGCAGGGCCTTGAGCGTTTTTGGAGCCGAAAGGACAGGCTGGACTACTACGTGCCGCAGTTCGCAAATCTGGGTGAACAGCCGGTAAAAAAGAAAGAAATCATGCTCACCGGTGATGCAACCGATGATGATACCTTTGGATATCAGGAAGCATGGGCAGACTACCGAATGAAACCGAACCGTGTAAGCGGTTTAATGCGAAGCAACGCAACAGGGACATTCGATTTCTGGCACTATGCAGACAACTATTCGACGGTGCCCACACTGTCGCAAGAGTGGATGGCAGAAGGAAAAGCGGAAATTGCAAGAACGTTAATCGTGCAAGATGAACCGCAGTTCTTTGGAGCAATCCGCGTAGCAAACAAGACAACTCGACGAATGCCGCTTTACAGCGTGCCCGGGCTGTACAAACTATAAGAAAGGAGGAAGCCGGGATTTTTCCCGGCTATTTTAAAATGTCACTATTAGGAACATTAGCAACAATCGGAAACATAGCGGGAACGGTTGGAACAGTCGCAAATGCAGTAGGCGCAATGGGAAACGCTTTTGGTGCATGGGGACAAGTAGGGCAAAGCCAGAGCCAAGGCGGAAGCACACAGCAAGGCGGCGGAAGCAGTCAAAGCATGAGCAAATCCGGAACCAATGACGAACAAGTTATGCAGTACTTGAAAGGTGCATACCAATATCAGAACACAGAAGGGCAGAAACAAAGCCAATTTAACCAAAAATCTATGCTGGAACAAATGGGCTACAACACGTTGGGTGCAATAATGCAAGGCGTATATAACCACATCGAAAACAGCGTGGCAATGAATTACAACAGCACAGAAGCCATGAAAAATCGGGAATGGCAAGAACACATGTCTAACACAGCCTATCAGAGGGCAGTTGCGGACATGAAAGAAGCGGGCCTTAATCCTATATTGGCATTCCAAAACGGCGGCGCAAGCACGCCGGGGGGCAGTGCAGGAACAATTTCAGGCGCAAGCATGGGTGCACCATCGTCAAGCGCGCTAGGAGTAAGTAGAGCATCTGGCTTTGTGCCAAACTCGTACAGTAGTGAAAGCTGGTCACAAAGTGATTGGTACAACGCGGCGCAGAGCTGGAACCAGATGTTAAGCAGTACAAACATGACACCACTTGGATTGCAAAAAGCACTATCCGAAATCGGAGAAAAAGCAGGAAACGCAATCGAAGAAGGTGTAAACACAGGTACCAGAACATCCGGAAAAAACGAGCATGGAGGCATAACAAGACAAAACTTTGGTGGTGCAAAAAAGAACACAATAACCATGCAAGACAAAACAGGAAGCTACGGACAAAAGAGAAGGCCGGGTGATTATTTAAAGTGAGCTGTTATAAACCGTTAATCCGGATATACAGCCCAGAAAACAGAGAAATCAGCGGGCAGGTGTATTCACTTGCCCGCTTTTCTGAAAAAGTGGGCAAAAAAATAAAATATGAAGATTTGATGTATGAACCAAAGGTTATGTTAATACCATGCGGGCAATGCATAGGTTGCAGAATACGGCAAAGAGAGGACTGGACGACAAGAATTGAACTAGAGGCAAGACAATGGCCGAAGGAACAAGTATGGTTTATAACATTAACCTATGATGATGACCATGTGCCGGGAATGATTCTTAAAACGGGTGAAATCATGAGAAAAGTACAATATGTATGGAAGCCGGGGGAAAAATCACCGGAAAGTGTGCAAACACTACTATACACAGACGTACAAAAATTCCTGAAAAGGCTCAGAAAAGCATACAAATCAAAATTAAGATTCTTCTGTGCAGGAGAATATGGAGAGCAGACTGCAAGGCCACACTACCATATGATACTGTACGGATGGGAACCAACAGACCTGAAACAGCTGTACAAAATTCACCACAACGGATACTATACAAGTAAATGGCTAGAAAAGCTATGGGGAAACGGACAAATTCAAATCGCACAAGCAGTACCTGCAACATATAGATATGTTGCAGGATATGTAACAAAAAAGATGTACGAAACTGACGGAAAAAAAGCAAACGCCTATTACGAGTTAGGACAGCAAAAACCTTTTTCATGTATGTCACTCAAACCGGGGCTGGGCGATGCCTACTATCAAGAACACAAAAAAGAAATCTGGAAGCAGGGTTACATTCAATGCACCAACGGAAAACAAGCACAGATACCGCGATACTACGAAAAAATGATGGAAAAAGAAAACCCTGAAAGGCTTTGGAGAATCAAGCAGAACAGACAAAGAAAGGCAATCGAGCAAAAAAGGCTACAGCTAGAAGGCAAAGACTACAAAACACAGTTAGAAACAAAGGAGCGTGTTACTAAAAAACAAACGAAAAAACGTGGAATTCTATAATTGGTGTCACTAAGCCCAGTACCTATCAAGTAGGGTACTGGGCTTACTCTTCCGTTTGGTTTCTCAAAGAGACACCGAAAAATGATTTAAAAACAGCGCATTACACTCTATTCAGTTAAACAGGGGGAGACTAATAGTCTCCCCCTTGCGACAGCGCCCCAACTCATGGGGCTGTCGCTATCGATAGATGCTAATGTATCGCACGCACATGCGCACGCGTAAACGCGCGCACATGCGCACGCGTATTTATAATATTAACTTGTTGTAGCCGTAGTAGTAGAGTACGTTGAAAAGTTAAAAACAGATAATTTTAAACGTCAGAACGTTAGAAAACAGTAAAAACAGCCGTTAAAAACTTGTTGAAAAAATGTTAAATTGTTAAAACACTCTGTTGTGCTAAAGTTTAACAATGTGGAAATGTTGAAAAGTCTGTGGAAAATGTTAAAAACGCCTGCCGCGGGCATCTGTTCGCTTTGCCAAAATTTTTTACAAAAAACCTTGACAAAGCGAACAGAAAAAACATAAAATACAAACAAGAGGTGGTCTAAAATGAGTACAGCAATCCTAAACCAAACAAACAACGACCGATTAACGCAACACTTCAAAGCAGAAGAGTTTAGATGCAAAGACGGAACAAAAGAATTTTTGTGGGCTCCTGAACTACTCGCAGTCTTAGAAAGAATCAGACAGCACTTTAACGAACCAGTAATCATCAATTCAGGATACAGAACACCAACGTGGAACACAAAAATCGGCGGTGCAAAAAACAGCTATCACGTGAAAGGCATGGCGGCCGACGTTGTAGTAAAAAA